AAAAATGAGTGTCGGTAACGATTTACAAGAAATGGAAGTATCTACTAAAAAATCCACCACTGCAGTTAACAAGAACGCAAAGCCTGCTGAAGGAATGCCAAAAGGCACCATTCCAGGTGAAGGTCTCAATAACTCAGTAGAAGATCTAGGAGGTCCTACTCCTCAGAATTCAAGACCTACTGATGAGTCTAACAAACTAAAGACTCCTGCAAAATCTCTTTCCAGAGTTAGCAATGTGGTAAACAAGGGAGCAAAAGCACCCGACCCAATGCCACACGCAAATAAGTCTGCAATGAGTTATGAGGAGACTGAACTTGATGATGAAGAAATTATCTCCGAAGAAGAAGATCTTGAGGATCAAGTAGTCGAGGAAGAGACTGAAGAGGAAGAACTAATTTCATTATCAGATAGACTGGATGAAATTATTCACGAGAAAATTGACTATTCAGATGACATCGATGCCTTAATGGAAGGTGAGGAGTTATCTGAAGAGTTTATGAATAAGGCAGCAGTAATTTTTGAAGCTGCAATTAAGAATAAACTCATTCAAGTAATTGAGGCATACGACGAAGAGTATGCAGCAAGACTTGTAGAGGAAGTTTCCGCAATCAGAGATGAATTAACTGAAAGAGTTGATTCATACCTGGAGTATGTTTCTGAAGAGTGGTTAGTTGAAAACGCACTTCAAGTAGAAACCGGAATCAAAACACAATTAACCGAGTCCTTTATGTCAAGTCTTAAAGGACTTTTTGAAGAACATTATGTAGAAATCCCTGAAGAGAAATATGATGTATTAGAAGGAATGGTCGAAAGACTAGATGAAATGGAGGAAAAACTCAACGAACAAATCGAAAGAAATGTTCAGTTAAATAGAAGACTTAGTGAAGCAGTAAGTGACACAATTTTAAATGATGTTTCTGAAGGATTAGCATTAACCCAAAAGGAAAAGCTTGCAAGTCTTGCTGAAGGTGTTGAGTTTGAAAGTGAGGAAGACTATCGTGAGAAACTGGAGACTCTGAAAGAGTCATATTTTACAAAAGTACCAGTAAACTCATCAAAAGAGGAAATGCTTATTCAGGAATCATCCCAAGATTATGGTCCCCAAATGGAAATGTACCTGAAAGCACTTGGCAAATACTCTAAGTGAAATTTAGATTATACTAAATATTTGTAGTTAAAAACACTTAACAAGACTAAACAAGGAGAAACGCAAATGTTCCTTTCAGAACAATTGCAGAACAAGTGGAAACCACTTCTTGAGGCAAACGGACTTGATGACATCAAGGACCCTTATAGAAAGGCGGTTACTGCGGTTCTGTTAGAAAACCAAGAAAGATTTTTAAAAGAAGAGAGAGGATTCCTCAGAGAGGATGCTCCTAACATCAATACCGATCCTGGTGCAACTGGTGCTGCCGGTTTCTCAGGTGGTGCATCTGCTCCAGTAGCAGGTTTCGATCCTGTTCTGATCTCACTGATCAGACGTTCAATGCCTAATCTGGTTGCATATGATCTTGCTGGCGTTCAACCAATGAATGGTCCTACTGGACTTATCTTTGCAATGAGAAGCAAGTATGTCGATCAGAACGGTAGAGAGGCTCTGTATGATGAAGCAGATACCGCATACTCCGGTCAGGATGATGGATATAACCTGACTCAAGGTGGATATGTTACAGGTTCTGATGGTGCTTCTGTTGGTTTCGGAACCACTGGTTTCGTAGGACTTGGAGCAACTGCTGCAAGAAATGATGGAACCAACCCTGCACTTCTGAACAGTGCTGGTGCAACAGGTCTTGACTATAGAGTTGGTCAAGGTATGTCCACTCAGGCTGCTGAAGCACTTGGTGGTGCTGATGGTGATCAGTTCAACCAGATGGCATTCAGCATCGAGAAGCTTGCTGTTACTGCAAAGTCAAGAGCACTCAAGGCTGAGTACACCCTGGAACTGGCACAAGACCTTAAGGCAATCCACGGTCTGGATGCTGAGGCTGAATTAGCAAACATTCTCTCAACAGAGATTCTTGCTGAAATCAACCGTGAAGTTATCCGTACTATCTACAAGATTGCTGAACCCGGTGCTCAGACCAACGTTGCAACCGCAGGTCAGTTTGACCTCGATGTTGATTCCAACGGTCGTTGGTCAGTTGAGAAGTTCAAGGGTCTTCTGTTCCAACTCGAAAGAGACGCAAACGCAATCGCACAAAGAACTCGTAGAGGAAAGGGTAACGTTATCCTTTGTTCTGCTGACGTTGCTTCTGCTCTGACAATGGCAGGTCTCCTTGATTATACCCCAGCACTCAATGCTAACCTGAACGTTGATGATACTGGCAATACTTTTGCTGGTGTTCTTAACGGTAAGTTCAGAGTTTACATTGACCCATTTGCTGCCAACCTTGCTCCTGAGCAGTATTACGTTGTTGGTTACAAGGGAACCAATCCTTATGATGCTGGTCTGTTCTATTGCCCTTATGTACCTCTCCAGATGGTACGTGCCGTGGGTCAGGACACCTTCCAGCCTAAGATTGGATTCAAGACCCGTTACGGAATGGTTGCTAACCCATTCGCAGAGGGCACCAATGCTGGACTCGGAAGAATCACTCAGAATTCTAACCGTTACTACAGAAGAGTACAGGTTAAGAACCTTATGTGAGTCATTCACAAGTTCACTAGACCCTCGCAAGAGGGTCTTTTTTTATGCAAATAAATAATTAGAAACTATTACAATGACTAATAGAACTTGGGAAAGTCAACCAAATAATAAAAATTTTCTATCTCCAGTAGGATTTAAATTTATATTAAATAAAGCACCTAAAGTAGATTTTTATGCAAATGCAGCAAACATCCCTGCAATTACATTAGGTTCTGCATTGCAAACTAGATATGGAAAAAATATAGATGTCCCTGGTGATAAAATGACCTTTGGGGATTTTAATCTAAGATTTTTGGTTGACGAAGATCTAGAAAACTATATGCAAATATGGACCTGGATGACTGGTTTAGGATTTCCATATAGTTTAGAACAATATCAAGAACTAGTACGTAGTGTAGATCGTCCATTCAATTATGAAAATTTAACTACTGAATTCTTTGAGCAATCAGATGCAACATTACAAATACTAAACAGCAATTTTAATCCAACAGCATCTGTGATATTTACTGGGATGTACCCAACTTCACTGTCCTCATTAGAGTTTGATGCAACTGAAGAAAGCATCAATTACTTTACAGCACAAGTAAACTTCAAATATACTTACTATAGAATTGAAACTAATTTATGATAGATCTTGAAAAAATCCAACAAATGTGGAGTGAAGATTCTCAAATTGATATTGATGATCTTCACAATGAATCATTGAAAATTGCATCATTACATTCAAAATATTATGAACTTTATAATAATATTTCATTATTAAGAAAACGTTCAGAGTTACAATATAAGCAAAAGAAATTAGAACGATACAACTATTATAACGGGAAAGCAGATCCAGACATTTATAAAGAAGAACCATTCCCATATAAAGTAAGAGATAAAGAGGGAATGAATAGGTATCTGGAAGCAGATCAGAAACTATCAGATATTTTTATGAAAATTGAATATTATGATATAATGTTAAAATATCTAGAGGAAATTATAAAAATGATTTCCAATAGAACTTATCAAATTAAAAACTCAATTGACTTTTTGAGATTCCAATCAGGAACATAATATGCCAGATCTTATAATATCAAAGAAGAATGAGATTTATTTAAAAGTAGAATGTGAACCTCATATCAAATATGAACTAAGTGATCAATTTACATTCGATGTCCCTGGGGCAAAGTTTATGCCTCAGTTTAGAAACAGACATTGGGATGGTAAAATACGTCTTTTCAATATACAAACTGGAGAAATATACGTAGGATTATTAGATAAATTAATTGAATTTTGTGATAATCATAATTATACATTTGAGTTTGAATCTAACAAGTATTATGGACTCCCTGGAGAAGTTGATGCCACAATTTCTCTAGAGGGAGTTCGTGACTATATGCAAAGCATTTGCTCTCACGAACCAAGAGACTATCAGGTTCAGGGAGTATTTGACGCACTCAAATATAAAAGAAAACTTATCCTTTCCCCCACAGCATCTGGCAAGTCGTTGATGATTTATTCTGTCGTCAGATACTTCGTAGAGAAAGGTATGAATATACTTTTGATAGTTCCTACTACTTCTTTGGTCGAACAAATGTATAAAGACTTTGAAGATTATGGATGGGATTCCTCGAAGTATTGTCATAGAATATATGGAGGAATGTCTAGAGAAGTAGAACTTCCAGTCACTATATCTACGTGGCAATCCATCTATAAATTAGATAAAACTTATTTTCAAAATTATGACGTAGTAATTGGAGACGAAGCACATCAATTCAAGTCAAAGTCTTTGATTGCTATTATGGATAAACTTCATGATGCAAAATATAGATTTGGATTTACTGGAACTTTAGATGGTTCTCAGACTCATAAGTTAGTTCTTGAAGGTCTTTTTGGTTCAACTTACAAATTAATTAAAACTGATGAGTTGATCAAAAAAGGTTATCTTTCAAAGTTAAATATTAAAGTTCTTCTTCTATCTCATCCTGAAAAGGAATTCAATGATTATGAGGAAGAAGTTCAATATTTAATTGGACATGAAAGAAGAAATAATTTTATTAAAAATTTAACACTAGATTTGAAAGGAAATACTCTCGTCCTTTTTAATAGGGTTGCAACTCACGGTCAACCATTATACGAATTAATAAATAATAGTGCCAGTGAAGATAGAAAAATATTTTTTATTCATGGTGGAGTGGATACTGAAGAACGAGAATTGGTAAGAAAAATTACCGAGACAGAACAAAATGCGATTATTGTTGCTTCTTACGGCACTTTTAGTACAGGTATCAATATTAGAAACTTACACAACATTATCTTCGCATCACCATCTAAATCAAGAATAAGAAATCTTCAGTCAATAGGGAGAGTTCTTAGAAAAGGAAAGGAAAAATTATCGGCAACTCTATACGATATTGCTGATGAAATTAAATACAAATCTAAGAAAAATTATACTTTAAATCATCTAATTGAAAGAATCAAAATTTACAATGAAGAGAATTTTGATTACGAAATTGTAACTATTAATTTTAAATCAAATGGAAGAAGACTTTTATGCAACAATTAAACTAGTTTCAGGTGAAGAGATTTTCTCTTTAATTTGTGTATCTGAAGAAGAACATAAAAAATTTCTAGTGCTAGATAATCCAGTTGTTATTACCCCCATACACTCTAAAACAAATAGAACTATGGGGTATAAAATTATACCTTGGATTAATATATCAGACGATGAAATGTTTATTTTAGACTTTGATAAGGTACTAACTCTTACTGAAGTCAGAGATAAAACTATTATTTCAATGTATAATAGATTTAATCGTCCTAACTCAAAGGTAGAGTTGACTAGGCAAATGGGGTTAGTCTCTAAGGTAGATGCTGCTAGAGACTCCTTAGAGAAACTATATAGAAGTAATTAAATATAACTTATCTATCAACCCTAACAGAGTGATTCTACTGACCATCAGACTAGATGTCAAGTACTTGTCAAAATGATCAATTACAAGTACAGTTTATACATTATGTAGATAAAAACTTAATATGCTATTAAATCTTATGCCAAGGGAAAAAAAGAGATCAGAACACTATGTAAGTAATAAAGATTTTCATCAAGCTCTTGTTGAGTATAAAAAACTCGTAGACGAAGCAAAGGAAAAGAATTTACCAAAACCGAAAATCCCAAATTACATAGG